TTAAAATTTAAAAGTAATCTCCCTTATATTAAGTGTATTTACCTTACCATTCTCATTATACTTTCTAGGAATAAAGTCAAACACAATCTCTTTAACCGTACTCAAGATTAACTCCTCTTTTTGCTCAACATTTAACTTACTCCAACCTTTAATCAAGATATTATCAATCATATTTAACTGCTCATTCGTGACAGTTTGTGTACTTTCCACTTCCACACCAGCATGTTCAACTTTATCAAGTATCTCTTTAGTTTCGTCCATTAAACTAAAATACTCATCATCTTCAATATAACCTAACGACCATGATCGTGTGAGTTTCTCACGTTGCTTCATAATCTTATCTATGTCGTAATCTAATTTAGGTGTACTTTCTTCTACAATATCCACTTTAAACTTATTCATGTCATATGTTTTGAGCAACTCTATAAACTTACCTTCTACTTCGCTTTCATTAAATGAAATAGTTTGAACGTTTTTGTCTTTTGAACACGTATCACATTTATAACGTCTTACTTCGTAAGAATATCCTTTTTTATCTGTTATCTTACCAGCATATAGATGTAGCTTATTATGGCACTGAGGACACGTTAGAACACCTCTAAAGATAGCATGATGTTTCACCTTACTTCTATGTGTTTTGTTCTCTATAACGTCTATAATGCGCTTATAATCACTTTCTGATAACACTGGCTCATGTGTATTCTCAATATACATATCTCCATACTTAGTATGGCCACGTAAGACTGGGTTTTTCATCAATCTAATAATAGAAGTCCTATTCCACTTCTTAACTTTAGGTACGTTGACTTTCTTCAAATTCATCTGTCTAGCAATTTCATTACCCGATACACCATGTTTAAATTGCTCAACAAGATAATCAATTACCCACTTATGCTTGTTAGGTACAAGTTTTCCATCTACATTGTCATAGCAAAAAGGCGCTTCTCTAATATAGTTGCCTTCTCTTACTGCTGCACGACTACCAAATAATGCACGTTCACGTATTGTGGCACGTTCCCACTCAGCCATAGCACCTACCATAGTGATAAATAACTTACCAATGGCAGTTGTGGTATCAAATACTTCAGTAGCACTCTTGAACGCCACGTTATATTTCTCAAACGTTTCTAGCATTTCAAGTAAATCTTTAACGTTACGTGTTAATCTATCCAACTTATAAACCAATACTAGATCATAATACTCTAGGTTATCCATAATACGTTTTAATGCTGGTCTGTTCATTGAGCCACCACTTACACCAGCATCAGTAAATACTTTGAAATCATGCCAATTCTGTACCTCGCAAAAGGCTTTTAATTTCCGTTCTTGCTCATGGATAGAATAGCCTTCCGTTGCTTGCTCATAGGAACTTACTCTTGTGTAGATTGCCACTTTCATTAAATCACCTCAAAAAAAGTAAAAAAATAATAAGGGCAGACAAGCTACCCAAATCTATTTCTTTAATTTTATATTTTTTCCTTAATCAATATCTTTATACTCAAACGCTCGTAATGGTTCAAACTGAATAACATATTTACCACAACGAGTTGAGTGGCCAAATTTTTGCTGATAGTGATTCAAAGTTTGAAGTACAAATGATTCACTTACTTCAAAATAATCAGCTAATTCATATAGATTATGAACATTTTGCAGGTATGCACTTATTAATTCTTCAAGAGGTATCAGAATTTCACAAGCCAACCTACGAGCTTTCAACTCATATTTTCTATTTTGTATGTCTTTATCATCGAGTATGTTCCCATAAGTAATCTCATGGTGTGCCAGTTCTTCCGCTAAAGTTTCCAACTTTATTGTAGTAGGGCGATTACTATTAATAAATATTTCGCCATTCATATAGAAACCGGACATAAACTTAGGTATGCTTCCAGTTTCGTTTATAGATATGTAATCATACTTTTTTAATAAATCTTCGTATCTCCCCATACAAAACACACCTTATTTTTTTCTATTTCTGATAAATTGAATAAATTGTTCTACTTCTTTTCGCTCATCTTCAGTTAAATCTGAATAATCTAAATGTGCAGCCATTGTATCTTGATTTTTTTGAGGGTTAAATGATGGATCAATATCAGATTTATTTACATTTAACGCATCAGCTATTTTTTGAACATTTTCAGGATTAATTAATGTTTTATTGTTTAAATAGTCAGAAATTGTACTGCGTGAAATTCCAGATTTATTTGCTAAGTCTAATTGTCTTAAACCTTGTGCTTTCATAAATTTTCTAATATTAGTAGATATTTGAAGTTTCAATTCGTAATTTCTATCCATATTTTTTACCTCTCGAAAAAAATTTTAATTTGTAATTTGATAATTCCATTATATAGGAAGGAAGACGGATAAACAAGCATTTTTCCGAATTTATCCGAATATTTTTTCTTTGAAACGGAATTTTCCGTTTGACATTCCGAATTAACTCGGTTTATAATTGGTACATACTTAAAGAAAGCGAGGGATAAAAGAAATGCAAATTACTATGAGAGCTGCTAGAGTGAATGCTGGCTTAACACAAGAGAAAGCGTCTAAAAGGCTCGGTATTAATGCTGACACTCTTTCTAGATACGAGAAAGATAACTCTAGAATACCTAGAAATATTATTGCAGAAATTCCAAAGGTTTACTTTATCGACAGTGATAATATTTTTTTTGGTAAAGAAACCGAGTTTTTTCGGAATTTATCTAAAGAGAACACAGAAGAAAATATAGAAACTTAATAATTAAGAACTCAGTAAGTTTCAACGCTCACATTGAGCGTATAAGAGCGAGAGTGAGCGATGATATGAGCCACACCATAATACATGATTAGGTCATTGCCAAGACTGTACGTTGAATGTGGGCGTTGAAAAGAGAAGGAGGAAAAAAAAAATGAATGAATTACAAACGTTCAATTTTGAAGAATTACCAGTAAGAACAATAAATATTGACGGTGAACCATATTTTGTAGGAAAAGATGTAGCAGATATTTTAGGCTATTCAAATTCTAGAAAAGCTTTATTAGATCATGTCGATGAAGAAGATAAGCTAACGTCACGAATCGTTACGGCAGGTCAAAATAGAAATCAAACTATCATCAACGAAAGTGGACTTTACAGCTTAATCTTCTCAAGCAAGTTAGAAAGTGCTAAACGTTTCAAACGTTGGGTAACGTCAGAAGTTTTACCTACATTAAGAAAAACTGGCACTTATCAAGTACCCGATAATCCAATGGACGCATTAAAACTAATGTTCCAAGCGCAAGAAGAAACTAAAGAAGAAATCAATAGTGTTAAAGCAGACGTGATTGATCTAAAAGAAAATCAAAAACTAGATAGTGGCGAATATGGTTTAGTTACTAGAACAGTAAATCAACGAGTTGCTTATATCCGACAAATTCACGGACTACCTAATAAAAAAGAAATCAACACACCACTTTATAAAGACATAAACAACGATATTCATGTAATGGCTGGTATCAAAACTAGAACGCAACTTAAACAGAAACATTTCAATGATGTGCTAGACATGATTGCTAACTGGTTTCCATCACAATCAACTATGTACGTTGTAAAACAATTAGAAATGAAATTTGAGGAGGAACTGTAATGAGTGAAGAAATGTATAACTATTTTTTAAACTTCATGTACAAAGCTGGTGCATTACAAAAAGTAATTGAGGAGGAAGAACGTGAGAAAGCAAAAAGTAAGTAATGAAGATAAAAGTATGTATATCGCTGGAACAATGTTCTTAACATTAGCAACAGCATTGTTCATTACAGGAATGTTCTTCATGAAAGCATTAGGAACAGCGTTACTAATTGCAGTAGCGACATATGTATTCTTTGACAGTTTTTATTGTGAAAAAAAGACTGATACCCACGCCAATGAGTAACAGTCGGAATTTAATCAAAATATACAACTTAATTTAATCAAAATATACGGAGGAAGTCAAATATGAATAAGGTAAAAGTAAACGAAATATATGAAACAACAAATTACGATGCGTTTAAACTGAGCAAATCAAATAGAAATGTAGCTTACAGAAAAGAGTTATTCGAAGAAGCAAAGAAAGGTTTTATTGCGCCAATAGTAGTGGATAAAAATATGACAGTTATAGACGGTCAATCAAGATTATTTCACGCACAGAAAGCTAATGTACCTATCAAATATTTTATAGATACAGATATAAGTGAGAAAGATATTGTCAGAATGAATACTACTCAAAAATCGTGGAGTACAAAAGATTATATAGAAAGCTATGCCAACGAAGGAAATGAGCATTATGAAAAATTACTCAAATTAGTGAATTTAAATATAGTCGGTGCATCAGCTCTAGCTGCAATTTCAATGAACATAACTATGGGTGGATCAACAAACAAAATAGTAAAAGATGGACATTATGAATATAGAAATAAAAAAACAATGGAATTTTTAGAGTTTTATAAAGAATTGGTTAGTAAAACTAAAATTCCTAAATATAACAATTTAATAGTTGCGATTTTTAAATTATACAAAATCAAAAAAATAGACACATCTCGTTTAATAAACAAAATTAATCAAACTAATTTAAATGAACATTTAGGAGTAAGACAAAATATATCAAAATATATCGAACTACTCTTAGAATCTTACAATCATAGAACTAGAACTTTGGAAACTACTATTGATTATTATATCACTCGTAATGGTGAAGTTATTATCAACGAAGAAATGGAGGACTAACATGCAACAAGAATATATAACTATCCCTTTCAAAGAATGGAAAAATCTCGAGAAAAACTCACTTGATCTATTTAATTTAACAAGAGATTTAGACTTTGCACGACAAGAAATTAAGTTACTCGAAAGCCAAAAAGAAGAACTAAGAAAAGACGTTCGATATTGGTCAAGTATGTACCAATCAGCAAGCACTCGTGCCGATAAAAACGCACAGTCAATAGTCGAATGTACGGAGGTGCATGAACGTGAAAGAAACAACCAAAGTTGAGTACCGTGTTCAAGACGATCATCACGGTTTGTGGCTTACAAATAAACCGCCTTCACCAGAATACGCAAATTACAATGCTATGCGAAGTAGAGCAGCAGTCATTAACGGACTAGATGATATTGATATTGACTGTGAGAAACATGATATCGAAATAACAACTTACAAAATACAAGAAACACGTAAAAAGGTGAAAATGAAAGACTTGAAGGAGGTCAAAGCTGATGAGTGAGGAAAAACAGGAGCTTAACTTATTTCAAAAGATAGCAGATGTTAAAGCTAATATTGATGGCTTTACTAAAGACGCAAAGAGTTACAACTACTCATATGTAAGTGGCTCTCAAGTATTACACAGAATTAGAAATAAGATGATTGAAAACAATTTATTACTTGTACCAAAAACATCAGAAGAAAACTACAAACAAATTGACGTAACAAGATTTAATAAAAAAGCTGGTCGTGAGATTACAACATCAGAATTTATCGTTGAAATGAAATTGACTTATGTATGGATCAATGCAGATAAACCAGAAGAACAATTCGAAGTCACTTTCTATGCAGTAGGTCAACAAGACGATGTATCAAAAGCACATGGTACTGCATTAACTTACGCAGAAAGATACTTCTTAATGAAATTCTTCAATATCCCAACTGATGAAGATGATGCAGATGCAAAAGAAAAGCAAGAAAAATATTCAAAACCTAATGTTCAAAAAGTTGGAGAGTTAAAACAAGATATTTTTTCTTTCATAGATTTGATGAAAGAGAGAGGTAGAGAAATAACTGAAGAGCAAGTGAAAAAAGAACTAAACATTACTGACTACACAAAACTATCTAATGGTCAAATCGCTAACGCAATACAAAATTTAAAAGCATGGAGTAAATAGGAGGAAGTAAATAATGACTAATCAAACTATTATCACAGGAAATATCACAAACGACTTAGAAGTAAGACAAGCTGGTAATTCTCAAGTATTGAAATTTGGTTTAGGTGTACGTGGGAACTTCAAGAAAGATGAAACAAACTTTATCCAAGTAGAAGCATGGGGGAAACCAGCAGAAATTATTAGTGAATATTGTCAAAAAGGCTCTAAATTACTTGTTATCGGTGAATTAAAGCAAAATAGATTTCAAGATAAAGAAGGACAAAACAGAGAAAAAGTCTATGTAAATTTAGATAAGTTCGAGTTCCTAGACAACAAAGGTAGTAATCAACAAAACAGTCAACCTCAACAACAAAGAGGACAAGCACCAGCAGGGAACAACCCGTTTGCTAACAACAATGTTAATGACGATATAGAAGACCTTCCTTTCTGATTGGACTGATATAAATGCCAATTATTAAAAATTACATCACTCAAGATGACGGTACAACTACCGTTGTCATTGAGGGTGTAGATATAGACAACAAAACATCGTTATTACTAGATAACGGACTAGAAGTTGAATGTGAAGTTAAAGCTATTGATCCATTCCTAATCACTGATAAGCAGCGACGGAAAGTGTTCGCTCTATGTAACGATATAGAGGCTTATACAGGACAACCAAGAGAATACATGAGGGAAATGTTCCAAGATTATATAACGTTTCTAAATGGCTATGATAAACGCTTGTCATTAAGTAATTGTTCAAGAGAACAAGCTAGACAATTAATCGAAGTCATATTGGATTGGGTGTTTCATAACAATATCCCACTTAACTATAAAACAAGCGACTTACTCAAAAATGATAAAGCGTTTCTATATTGGTCAACGGTCAATCGCAACTGCGTTATCTGTGGTAAACCACATTCTGACTTAGCACATAGATTTGCAGTAGGGCGTGGCAGAGATAGAACGAAGATTAATCACTTTGGAAACCAAGTATTAGCACTATGTAGATCTCATCACAACGAACAGCACCAAATAGGAATGGACACATTCAATAATAAATATCACTTAACAGATAGTTGGGTGGATGTGGATGAACGACTAAACAAAATGCTGAAAGGAGTGAGAGATGATTGAAAGAACAACCTAACTATTACTCAATCATTCCAGCACACGTTAGATATGATAAAGAGTTAAAACCAATGGAAATCATCATGTATGGAGAATTAACTGCCTTATCGAATAAATACGGTTATTCATACGCTAGCAATAACTACTTTGCAGAACTATATAGCGTTCATAAGAAAACTGTATCTACTTGGATAAGTCATTTAAAAGAAAAAGGATATATCGACACAGTGGTTATTAGAGATGAAAACATGACTGTAACCGAACGAAGAATTTATATTACAGCACCCTATCCATTAAATCATGGAGAGGGGTATCCACAAAAAAATGGAGAGCCTATCCATAAAAAGACGGAAGAGAATAATACAAGAGAGAATAATACAAGTATAAATAGTGACAATGACACGTCGCAAATTTTTCAATTAGTTAGTAAAGAGTTAGAAATGATACAAAGTCCTTTAAAAGTACAGGAGTTAGAAGATGAACTCAATCTTATTAAAGGAAACAAATTAGAAATTACAACAGTAGCTATTAATTACTGTAAACAAAATAAAAAAGGTATTAACTATCTAATTAAAGTATTAAGAAATTGGAATAACGAAGGTGTAGATACTAAAGAGAAAGCACTAGCTAAAGTGACACCTAAACAACATGCAGAAGATGATTTCCTAACTAAAAAGAAAAAAGAGTTACTTGGAGGTTAGACATTATGCCAATGACTGAAATAGAAGCATTTAACATCATTGAATTAGTCGGCAATGTCTACGATATGAAATTCAATGATGAAAAGTACAAGATTTGGTTAGATTTTCTAACAAAGAATGGTGACTATCAACAAACATTATTAAAAACAAAACAGTACATCAAAGAAAAGAAATTCAAACCTACTGTATCTGAAATTTTAGGTTACAAACCAAGCACAAAAATTGTTGATACTATTCCTGTTGAAGAAACGAAAGCCTACAAATTACAACATGATCCTGAATATAAAAAACGTCATGAAGAACGTAAAAAGAAATGGCAGCAGATGAAACAAGAGTGGGGTGTTATGGATGACGAAACTTGATGTATTAAGCACCGAACACTCTATTGTTTCAAACTTAATGAGAAACCCTAACTTATTAAGCAAGTTGAAACTCAAACCTGAAATGTTTACTGATATAAACGCGCAAAAATTTGTTCAGCATGTGTTAGATAAAGGCAAGGTAGATGTGAATGAAATTTACTACAAAAGTAGAGAAGATATAGAGTTCATTCCTACACAAGTTTTAACTAAATTATTTAACTCAAATGGTACTGACAAAACTTACTTTATGCAAGACCAGATGAACATTTTGAATGAGTATATTCTAAATCAAGCTAGAAGTGAAACAAATAATTTTCAATCTTCACCATCAAAAGAAAAATTTAAGTATCTTATCGAACAATTAAAAGAACTAGATACGTTGACGATTGAAAAGGATAACCCTACCGATACATTCCTAACAAGTGTTATGGAGAACATACTCTCAGATAAGCCTAAGACGTTCATAACGACGGATTTTAAACGGTTAGATGAAAAGATACATGGATTTGAAGAAGGACAATTAAACGTGCTTGCTGGTCGTCCTAGTACAGGTAAAACAGCACTTGCACTTAATATTGTTTGGAACTTAGCAAAAGAAGGTTATCCAACAACATTCTTTAGTTTGGAAACTGGTGGCAACAACATTGTTGAACGATTAACTTCGGCAATATCTAATGTTCCATTATACAAAATCAAAAAGTCAGACGGACTAAGTGATGATGAAGTCGATAGAGTAATGGCTGCAATCAATAGTATTAAACAACACAGTCATTTCAGAATTGAAGATCATGCACAGATTACACCACAAGACGTGAGAGAAATAGCAATGCGACAAAGTGACAAGCCTCATGTGATTTGCATTGACTATCTTCAACTTATGAAATCAGATCTGCCACAAAAAGATAGACGACTTGAAGTAGAGAAAATCAGTCGTGATTTAAAAATCATTGCTAAAGAAACAGGTTGTCTAATTATCGCACTATCACAATTAAGTCGTGGTGTCGAGAGTAGACAAGACAAACGACCTATGATGAGTGATTTAAGAGAAGCTGGAGGCATTGAGCAAGACGCTAATATGATATTCATGCTTTACAGAGATGATTACTACAATAGAGAACTTGCAGATGATGATACAGGTAAATCAGATATTGAGTTGAATGTAGCTAAAAATAAAGATGGGGAAACAGGTGTCGTTGAACTCCAATTCTTTAAAAAAACACAGAGGTTTTACTAATGATTATTGCAGAGTTGCAGCAAACGTTAGGTGTTATGTATCGAGAAGTATATAAAGATGAGCCACTCATTCGAGAACTTATTCTCGAAATGGGTTGGGCTATTGATAGACTGCTAAAAAAAGATGAGATCGTCATGTTTGATGAATACGAAAATGTACGTGAAGTGATTGAACAAGAGATGAAGTGGAGGCAAAGTGATGGGACTTATCGAAAATCAACCTAACGCCTACGACTTATTTGAAAGTGACGGTTGGAAAGTATTGAGAGTGCTACCTAGAGATGATGGCACTTTCTACTTAACCAACTTAGGTGGAATGGCAGATAAATATTTTAAGCAGTATGTGACAGAAAAGGAACTAGCAGAGATGAAACGTAAGCATAAGCTATTCAGAAAAGAAGAACTAAAGCAACAAACAACAATAGATGATTTCTTATTCTAGGAGTGAGTAGATATGAAAAAAAACCAACGAACAGAATGGATAGGATTGTGGTATCAAGGGGAAGGTTCAGGGATATACACATCAAAACATTATAAAAAGAAAGATTTTATCGATTTACTTTCACAAGATAAAAGGCCGGGATTGAGAATAGTATTAAGTTTTAACAAATATTGGAAAGATGGTAGAAATACACCTAAATTCGTAATGTGTTTAGGAGGTAGCGAATTTGTTTCAAAAGCGTTGGAAGAACCTAAAACAATACAAATCGAAGAAGAATATGAAGAAGATATTGAAACTGAAAAAGTAATTAAATTAGAAGATGCTATTGAAGTTGCTAGAGCAAATTTATATGAAGGTGCTTCGATTGATGATGCGGTAATGAATGTGGTTGGAGACATGGAAAGGTACGCATTTGAAGTAAATATTTAATTCCTAGGAGTGACAACGTGAGTAAATATAATGCTAAAAAAATCCAATATAAAGGTGTCGTATTCGATAGCAAAGTCGAATGCGACTACTACCAATATTTAGAACGTAACTTAGGTAATGGATATGATCGTATCGAGTTACAACCTAAATACGAATTAATACCTAAACTCGATAAGCAACGTAAAACGGAGTATATCGCTGACTTTGCACTATTCAAAGATGATGTGCTGGTCGAAGTGATAGACGTAAAAGGCATGCCGACAGAAGTAGCGAAGTTGAAAGCGAAAATGTTTAGACATAAATATCCGAAAATCAAACTTACATGGATATGCAAAGCGCCTAAATATACAGGGCTTGAATGGATAACGTATGAAGAACTAATTAAGGCACGCAGAAAGCGTAAAAAGGAGAAGATGAAGAATGGTAAAAGTTAAAGTGGAAAAGAAAATGAATTTGCCAGAGCTTATTCAATATATTTGGGATAACAATATTATAGATAAACGCTTTATATCAAACTCAGAGTACCCATTATTTGTTCTTGTTAATTCTAATTCCGATATAACTATTGTGAATGATGAAGCTGTTAAAGAAAGTGAAATGTTTATTTTAGAAGTCGAAGAAGAACTTACTGAAAATACAGTTTTACCATCAGTGGTAGTAGTTAGAACTCAATATTTTCCTAATAACGGACATTCAGTCAATGTAGCTAAAATCAATTATAAGTCTATAAAACAAGTTATTGAAAACCAACCTAATAATTCTAAATTTGAATATCATTCAATTTATTTGATGGAAAGCGAAAGAATAGGACAACTCATCTGGAAAGATGGCGAATTGGTAGGTGATGAGTAATGGATAACATTTGGAAAGAATTTGCGAAAGAATATATGCCAGAAGATAAATTTGAAAGAGTATGCGAAGAAATTAAAAATTCAAAAAATGTAGTAGATGTTAATCATGAATTTTCTTTAAACAGTTTCCTTAATGTCATTTATAACAAAGAAAATAAAAAAGTAGGAATGAGAATAACAAGTGGTTATCAAAATGCATTTGATGTTTGTTACAAAAATAAAAAGCCAATTATTAATGAAAAAGAATTCGAAAGAATAGATTTAATATTCGACAACAAACTCAGTATTGAAAATTTCATTAAAACTGCACAAACGGTGTTAAAAGCATATGACGAAATTACGAAAGAGAGTGATGAGTAATGGCAAAACTAAAAGTTAACTTCGTAATCGAAGGTACTGCCTATATTGATGCAGATAGCGAAACGGAAAGTGAAGAAACTCGTGTAATGAACTTAGCGACAGATTATCCCGATGAGTTCGATAGTCGATTAGATATTACTGATGTAAAAGATGTCAGTTTAATTTCAGAAGGTTGGAAGTGATCGTATGTATGACAGATATAAAAATATTCCAGATGTGTACATTGGCGGTAAGAAATATCGATTATGTGACGTATATAAGTATTTTGATGTCGGAGATTCGACTGTTCGTAAAAGATACTACAAGCAAAAATTAAGGGGTTGGGAACTTGTCTATGGTAAAGGCAAGGTTCCCGTTGAAATTGAACAAGGTAAGGGGATAAGCGAATGGTAGAAAACGTTAAAATCGAACAATTAGAAGTTGGAGATAACATTTGGTTTAGACGACCAGAAAGCTTTTCAACAACAGGGATAGTCAGAGAATTACATTTTAACGGTGATAAACCTTATGCAGTTGTAGAAGTAGGAAAGCACAATTTTAACATTAGTAATCGTTACGAAATAGCGAGAGTAGGTGCTAATGATGACGAAATGCAAAGATGAATTTGTCGTATATAGAGGTGACGATATTGTCTGTGCTGGCACTAGAGAAGAATGCATACAAAAGTTAGGTGTAAGAAAAACAACATTTAAAGAAATTGCATCTAAACGCAGATATTTACAAGAAATGAGAACTAAAAATAGTTTGATAGCTGTGAGAGTTCCAGTAACTGAAATTGTATAAGGAGGACTAACAATGATCTATTTAGGTGGCGACATGCTAAGCATAGGACAACAAATGCGTCGTGAGTGGGAAAAGCAAGAGTTACAGCGATTAGGTTTTAAAGTCTACGCACCACACGACGATAAAGACATCAATGATAAAGAAAATGCTAAGCAAGATAAACTAGCAGAACGTATTGTGTTTAATGACACATTAGGCATGGAAACAAGCGATGTAATGATATTCGATTACTTACCTCATGCACAAGGGACGATTTGCGAAATGGGATATGCACAGCATCTTAAAAGAGCAAGTGAGAAGGATATTAAGATTTATGTTCAATGTACTGACATCAGACAAGGGACAGGACATATTTCAGAAGAACAGGATAGAGCAGAATTCAGTATCAATCAGTATGTGTATGGCGTAATTATGGATATCACTGATAGTAGAGGTATTCAAACGTTTGATGAGATATGTAAGGAGTTAATCTCATGATACTTAGCAACACAATCAACCAACGCTATCGCTACAACACACAAGGTGAGACGCCTACAGAAATACAACAGGAATTACGCAAGTTAGGTGTCAACGGCTTTGTGGTTAAGGTAGCAGGAAACAGAGTGACGATGAAAGTTAGTGAGTGTGACATAAAAAGGAACAGGGAGTGTTTTATTAATGGGTGAAGTAGCAGAAATGATGTTAGACGGTACATTATGTCAGATTTGTGGTGGTTTAATGGAAGATTTAATTAACGAAAATGGAGACGATTTAAAAGAGCCACCAGGATATCCTACAACTTGTGAGGATTGTAAAGAATATGAATAGGGAGTGTTTACGATAGACATCAACAATCTCTACACCTACAAAGCAACATGCACCAATGTTGTTGACGGGGATACGATAGATATCTTAATCGATTATGGCTTTGATACCTACGCTAAACGTCGTGTACGTTTGCTAGGTGTCGATACGCCAGAAAGAGGACAGGATAAGTTTAAAGAGGCAACAGCGTTCACTAGAGAATGTGTAGAAAATAAGGACATCTACGTTCAGACATACAAGAGTGATGTGTTCGGTAGGTATCTTGCTAACGTGTGGTACGAGGACGGGCAACGTAGTTTGAACGATGATCTAAGGGACGCAGGACTATTGAAAGAGAATTCGAAATGGAATGAGGGATAGGAATGGCAGAAGTTAAGTTATCGCAGGAAAGTTATGATGAACTGCTATCAGATATAACAGCTTTGAGATTACAAGCAGATACTTATTTTGAACAATGGAAAGATGCTAAAAGGAAGGCAGAGGCGTTTGATGAGATTGAAAGGCTAGTATCTAAAACAAAATCGGCAGAAGATTTTGGAGAATGCGTCTTACAATTACTCATTGAAAATAAGGAGGCCAATCATGAAGGATAAAGATTACAAACAAGCGTGGATAGAGTTGAAAGAAGAAATGCTTATGTTATATCCGATAACACTTCATATGACAAAAATGGCTGATGGAGATGAGGACAAAAGTGCGTTATTTCAATTGAGTGAATTACTAAAAAGCATGGACCAACTAGACGGCACTAACGATTTTAAAAACTTATTAAGCGATTTGGAGCGTGGTAGTGATGAGTGAACAAGAAATCGTACTTGACGAAAATCAATTGCTAAATTTGATAAATGGTAAGCAAATCATAACTAGAGTAGGCGAAAGTAAAGTAATAATACGTCAATCTTATGTTAAACCGTTAACCTACCCACCGGTAAACCAACAATTCCAAATTATAGAATCAAGTCCAGAAATGAAAAGAAGATTTTTAAAAGAAACAAATCAAATACTGGGAGGACGAAAACAATGACTAACACATTAACAGTTGATCAATTACAAAATCTATTACAAATACAAAAGGAATTTGACGATAGAATTCCAACACTTAATTTACAGGATAGCAAGATTGCATATGTAGTTGAGTTCTTTGAATGGTTTAACACATTAGAAACATTCAAAAATTGGAAGAAGAAACCAGGTAAGCCATTGGATGTGCAATTAGATGAGTTATCAGATATGTTAGCGTTTGGTTTAAGTATTGCTAATCAACTAGATATTTCTGATAAAGAATACACAAACATTATTGAAATGATTGAAAATGGTTTCAATTCTTCAAAGAGTGCTAAAGGATATATGGAAGATATTTGTTCTGACGTATATCATGCTTGGTCGATTTTAGAAGATTATGTTTCTTTGCCAATAGGTTTAGGAAAACAGTTTTATACTATTGACCAACTTATAGACGCATACAAAAAGAAAATGAAAAGGAATCACGCAAGACAAGACGGAACAGCAGACAAAGATAAAGGCTACGTGTAAGAAAGACATATTAGAAAAAGTAAAAGAGGTGTTAAGGAAATGAAAAAGAAATTTGTAATTGAAGTTGAAATGGAAGAAAGATGGATTAATGATTTTATGTCAATGTTAAATAGAATGGAATGCTTAGGTAACTTAGGTGCATCTAGAACAGTTTCTATATATTCTGATGGAGATGGAGATTTTCGACCTAAATTCAAGTCAGATATAGAGTGGGAAAAAGTAGAACCAACTACTTCAATTAATGGTGATAATACGTATGATGCAGGGTAGTGAAAAAATACGTTTTAAAAAGTAAAAGAGGTGCTGGGGAAGTGATTGTAAAGAACTTTATTCATATTTTAAGTATATTAATAGGTTTGCTGTTATTTTCAACTTTAGTATTTGGTATCCCTTATAGCGTGACTGCTCTTTTCACAGACAACGACCAAATTAGATTAGGAGTAATGTTCTTTGTCGGCTATACATTCGAATTTATATTATTAATTTCAGTTTTAGCAAGTATTGAATGAAATGTTAAAAGGAGTGATACCATGCCCCAATTCCTAATCAGAGAATTCACAGATAACGCAGGTTATGTGCATGTAAATGTAGAACAACCTAGAGAGAATGAACACATGACGTTGGTAGAAGCTGAGGATAAGGAAGAAGCTAAAGAGAAAGTCGAAGTCAAAGGGTTATTAAATTGCATTAAACCACCTAAAACAAATTGGCGTTGGCTAGAAGATGAATATAAAAAATTAGGAATATTCGATAAGGAGTGAACGGAATGAAAAGTAGTGAAGAAGTAATCAAAAAAATAAAAAGTGTAATTAGCGATATCGAAGAAACAAAGCAGGAAGATTCGATAACACTTACTTATAAGTCAGTATTGGAACACGTTATAGAATATATCGAACATGGAGATGATGGAGATGGTTAAACGTATATTAATTAACCTTTTATTTGCAGAGTTATTATATCTGCTTATTAAACCACTCATCACTATTTTAGAAAGCGAAGATGATATAGATACTGCACCTGCAGATTACGCTTTAAATGGTGATCAGGCAGATTTGAATGAGGTGATTCCATGACTTGGTGGATAGTATTAATACCGATTGTGTACCTAGTATGGATATGTATAAAGAGTAAGGGGGAGCATAAGTGATAACGATTGAACGTCATGATATTAGAAAGTTAGAAGAATATATTCAACATGTAGAACGTTATCGTAAAGAATTAAAGGTTTGTGAGTATGAGTTATTAGAAAATCACGAACCAGAGAATGTAGGTGCTGGAAAAAGTAATCTACCCGGTAACCCAATTGAACGTCAGACAATTAAGAAATTAAGTAATAAACGATACGTGATGTTAAGTAACATTGTGAATGGTGTTGATAAGTTAGTAGAAGAAGCAGACGAAGATACACTCGATATGATTAACAAACGATACTGGGAGTGTCCGATTGGTTGTTATGAGTGGGAAGATTTAGCAGAATACTTTGGAACAAGTAAATCAAGTATATTAAGACGTCGCAACGCAATGATTAATAAGTTAGCAGAATTAATCGGTTATGTGTAAATGGACTTGAGAGGTATATAAGTTCGCTTCAAAAGGCGCTATCATGATAGTGTAAGTTCTACCAGGTGACTTACATGTAATGATTTGATTCTTTGCTGAACAATTCAAAAACATACTCCTTTCTAAAATGTTAGTTTTTCATTTACTCACCCCTAAAAAGTAAATGATGCGACCTATCTGAGAGAACACTCAGGTAGGTTTTTTGTTATAAATTTATAGAGTTATTAACGTATAGTAGGTGGTAGTATAAGATGACTGAATTAAATAAACGACAAAGAACATTTGCAGAAGCTTACGCAATACCCGGAACTGAATGTTATGGCAATGCCACTAAGTCAGCTATTTATGCTGGTTATAAAGAAAGCAGAGCAGAAGTTACTGGAAGTGAATTAGTAAGAAATAGTAAGGTACAAGAATATATCAAGGGGGTAGAAGAAAAACTCTTTGATGAGCAAATAATGAGTGCTAAAGAGGTTTTGTATCGCTTAACTAATACAGCAAGAGGTAATACGGTAGAAATAGAACCGGTAGTAACAAAAAAAGGTGATTATAAACTCAACCCTTCTACTGAAAAATATAATCTTGTATATGATGAAAGTATAGAGTTAGTTAAAAAGCCACCTAAGATAAGCGATCAGAATAAAGCATTAGAATTATTAGGTAAATATTATGTGATGTGGACTGATAAACAAGAAGTCACTCAACGTAATATCGAAATTAACATAGGTGATTACAATGACGAACCTTAAACTTAATTTTAATCACCCAGAAAAAGTATTCAACAAGAATATATTTGAGATACTAACGAACTACGAAAATTTCACCGAAGTACATTATGGTGGAGGTTCAAGTGGTAAGTCACATGGTGTTATTCAAAAAGTGGTACTCAAAGCATTAATGAAGTGGCCTATTCCTAGACGTATGTTGTGGCTAAGAAAAGTACAGTCGACAATCAAAGATAGTTTGTTTGAAGATGTTAAGAGTTGCTTAATTGATTACGGTATATGGGATATGTGCCAATGGAATAAAACTGATAATAAAGTAGTGCTGCCTAATGGTGCGACGTTTCTGTTTAAAGGTTTAGATAACCCAGAGAAGATTAAATCAATTAAAGGTATCTCAGACATTGTTATGGAGGAGGCGTCAGAATTTACATTGAATGACTATACACAATTAACATTACGTCTAAGAGAACGTAAACATGATTTCAAACAAATATTCTTAATGTTCAACCCAGTATCTAAATTGAATTGGGTATATAAGTATTTCTTTGAACATGGTGAAGATATGGAAGGCGTAATGATACGCCAATCTAGTTATAAAGATAATAAGTTTTTAGATAAAATCACTCGTGAAAACTTAGAGTTATTAGCTAAACGGAATCCAGCTTATTACAAAATATATGCGCTAGGACAATTTGCTACTTTAGATAAATTAGTATTCCCTAAGTATGAAAAACGATTACTCAATAAAGATGAGTTGAGACATTTACCTTCGTACTTCGGACTTGATTTTGGATATGTGAATGATCCTAGTGCTTTTGTTCATGTAAAAATAGATAAAGAAAATAAGAAACTATATATCATTGAAGAATATGTTAAGACTGGAATGTTAAATGATGAAATTGCTAAAACAATAAAGCAATTAGGTTACGCTAAAGAAGAAATCACTGCCGATAGTGCAGAACAAAAGAGTATTCAAGAAATTAAAAAATTAGGCATTGAACGTATTAAGCCTACAAGAAAAGGTAAAGGCTCGGTTGTTCAAGGACTTCAATTCTTAATGCAGTTCGACATAATAATAGATGAACGTTGTTTCAAAACTATTGAAGAATTTGACAACTACACATGGCAAAAGGATAAAAATACAGACGAATATCTGAATGAGCCAGTAGATACTTACAATCATTGTATAGATGCACTTCGCTATTCGGTAGAACGTTTTTATAAGCCACAAACAAATAAACGTTCAAATATTAGAAAAAGTATTAGCGCTATCAAATCAATGGGCTTATAAGGAGGGATAACGCTTGTTAAAAGTAAATGAATTTGAAAGAGATGCAGAGTACCGACAACATCGAGATAAGATATACAGACGTGACGCAGTAGAAACATATCGTTACGACGGTACATTAAGCGAGATACTAGGTGATTATGATTTCATTAGTGAATGCATTAGTCATCATTTAGAGGCGCAAGTTCCTAGATTACAAATGCTTGATGATTACTATCAAGGACTTAACTACAACATTATGCGTAATCGTAGACGTAGAGAAAAACACTTAGCAGATAATCGTGCAGCACATGACTTCGCATCATACATCGCAGACTTCATTAATGGTTATTGTTTTGGTCATGCGATACAAGTACAAACAGAAGATGAAAGTACACAAGAGAAGATTAACGGACTACATAACCTAAATGACATCGACACACATAACCGTTCAATCGGACTAGACTTATCTATCTTCGGTCATGCATATGAATATATTATCCGTAATCAAGATGATGAAGTGAGATTGTATAAATCTGATCCACGTCATACATTTGTGATTTACGATAATACAATTGAACAGAATAGTTTGATTGCAGTGAGATACTGGCAAACGTCAACAAGAGAATATGATGATACAGATATTTACAATGTAGACATCATTACACCTAATGCAACTAATTTCTTTTATGCTAATAAGTCTACTAACCTATCGCTGCAAGAACGCAGACCACCAGAGCCACATTCGTTTGGTAAGGTAACAATCACAGAATTTAGCAATAATGAAAAGCGTCGTGGAGACTTTGAGAAAGTTATTCCACTTATTGACTTATATGACAACGCACAATCAGATACAGCTAACTACATGAGTGATTTGAACGACGCAATGTTATTGGTAATCGGTAATATAGAACTTGATAGCAATACAGCGCAGTTACAAAAAGATGCGAATGTATTCCACTTAGCACCTCCAGAGTACACAAATATGGATGAGAGAACGACTGAGGGTAATGTAGACGCTAAGTACATTTATAAAGAATATGATGTAAATGGTGTCGAAGCCTACAAAGATAGAATTAGTCGTAACATTCACATGTTCACTAATACACCAGATATGACTGATGAAAACTTTAGTGGCAATCAGTCAGGCGAGGCAATGAAATATAAATTGTTCGGACTAGAGCAACGTACTGCAATCAAAGAAGGTTTATTCCGAAAAGGCTTGCGTAGACGTTATAAGTTAATCGGTCAAATCATGAGTATTAATCGTGAATTAGATAAAGATGCTATTCAAGATTTAACATTTACATTTACTCGTAATGTTCCTAAGTCAGTGAAAGATGAAATGGAAATGTACTTACAAGCTGGTGGACAAATCAGTCAACAATCATTGATGTCACTTGTGTCGTTCATTGATAACCCACAACAAGAAATGGAACGTATTGAAAATGAAGAAGATGCTCAATTACAAAAATCAGATGAACGAATGTACAACTTAGAGGGTATGGATAATCAAACCAATATTAAGGAGTGATAGTCCATGACCTACTGGGAAGATAGAGCAAAGGAAATCATTGATGAAGAAAGTAAATCAGATTATGAGATTGCTCAAGAGATACAACGTATTGTTGATGAGATGAATGAAGATATTGAAGATGAGATCAATCGTTTCTATGCAAGATATGCGATTAATGAAGGTATTTCATTTATTGAGGCTAAGAAGAAAATTGACGCAGTAGATGTACAACAATTCTCACAAAAAGCTAAGCAATATGTAGAAAACAAAGACTTTAGTGAGAAAGCTAATAAAGAATTAAAAGCCTACAATACTAAAATGTATGTGAGTAGAGAGAAGTTACTCCAAGCGCAACTCGGTTTGATTGTCACATACGCATACGCTCAGATAGAACAATCTATGTATAACTACATGGAGAGCGCTTATTATCGTGCATTAGAGCAACAAGCAGGTATCTTAGGGGAAACGCTCCAAGTGTCTATTAATGATGTTAAAACAATTATATTCACACCATTTGAAGGGCATAAATGGAGTACAAGACTTTGGTCAGATATGGACGTGGTAAGACGACACGTACAAAAGACCACACGTCATGTATTATTACGTGGCAGACATCCTTATGAGTTT